ACAATCAATCGACCGTGATGATGCTATCGACATGGGTCAACAATTGAACGTTGCTGCTTTCTTCCAACAAGAAATGCGTATGAAACTGAATGATGAAATCGCTCAAGCAATTCTTGTAGGGGACGGACGTGCTACCGGTTCACAAGACAAGATCGATGAAACCAAGATTCGTCCGATCTCTAAAGATGACGACTTCTACACAATCAAGACTAAATACGATTCTAAAGTATTGCTTGATATCTTCGAAACTGTCGCTAACCAAAAGACTAAGATGCATGGTTCAGGAACTCCAACCCTGTATGTAAACCCAACATTCTTGGTTAAACTTCGTTTCTTGCGTAACAAGAACGAACAATGGGTGTTCGGTGGACAACAACCTGCTACTACAGAATACCTTGCTTCACTGTTTGGTGTTAAAGAAATCGTTGAAACTAACTTCTTGAAGGAAGATGAAATGATCATGGTTAACTTGGCAGACTACCAAGTAGGTACAAACCAAGGTGGTCAAGTAACTTCATTCGAAGACTTCGATATCGACTACAACAAGCAGAAATACTTGATTGAAGCTCGTCTTTCAGGTGCTCTTGTACGTGCTAAAGCGGCTGTGTACTTCACACCTAAAGAAGCTGCAGCTGTAGTTCCTGGCGGCTAATCATGAAGCTAACGGGCATCGCTGGGTTTGAACTTGATCAAGTCGAGCGCGAAGACATGCCCAGCGTTTTCGAGAGTAAAGTCGTGACCAAGAAGTTTCGCGGAGAGCTTCTTAGTCAGACTTGGCGTAATCAAAATAGCGACAAATCCACTAATGATAATTTGCTAAACAATAACAGAATCTCCCTTGTTATTAATAAGTTCTTCATGAGCAACATTGCAAATCTAAAATATGTGGAATATAATGGTGTTAAATGGAAAGTTGAGTCTTTCGATATTAAATCACCAAGAATTCACATTACATTAGGAGGAGTCTATAATGGTTAAAAATCGTCGAGATTTTCTGGATAAGAAACTACGTGAAGTTTTAAAAGAACACGGCTATGCTCTCTATTACAATTCAACGTCAAATACAAAAATCACATACCCATGCGTCGTCTATAAGCTTTCCGACAAGCAGTCTAGGTTTGCAGATGACGTTCGGTATTTTCATAGAGATATGTATCAAGTAACAGTTATCTCGAAACTACCAGATTCGCCGGTAGTAGAGGATATTATGGAGAAATTCCAAAATGTTACATTTGATTCTAACTATGTTATTGATAATTTGTATCACTCAATTCTTACTATAACACAAAGCTATTAGGAGGATTTAAATAATGGCTGAACTTAAATATCTTGAAACTGGTTCTCGTATTTATGAAACTGGTGTTTCCAAAGGTGTCTTGTTCGTTATGGGCGACACTGGTACATACATGCAAGGTGTTGCTTGGAATGGTTTGACTAACGTTCAAGAATCTCCAAGTGGTGCTGAAGCTAATGACCAATACGCTGATAACATCAAATACCTTTCATTGACTGGTGCAGAAAACTTCGAAGGTACTATCGAAGCGTTTAGCTCACCTAAAGAATTCGACCAATGTGATGGTATGGCTGAAATCGTAGCAGGTGCTAACGCTCACCAACAAAACCGTCGTCCATTTGGATTCGCATACCAATCAATCATTGGTAACGAAGTTAAATTCAATGAATACGGTACAAAACTTCACTTGTGGTATGGATGTAAAGCTGCTCCATCTGAACGTCAACACCAAACAGTGTCTGATAGTCCAGAACCAGCAAATCCATCATGGTCAATTACTTCTACACCAGTAGACGTTCCAGGATTTAAGCCAACTTCAGTAATCACTGTTGATTCTACTAAAGTTGACGCTACTAAATGGAAGAAGCTCATTGCTAAAGTCTATGGTGACGAAACAGGAAACGCTACACTTCCTACACCAGCAGAAGTTATCAACTTGCTTAAATAATTAATCGAATAGGAGAACTACATGTTAAAGCAAAAAATCAATTATGAAGGTTTTGACGGTCCAGTGACCACTGAAGAATATTTCAATCTTACTCGTATTGAGCTGATTGAATTCCAAGGACGACATGGCGGTAAGGAGATTGAAGCTCGTATCAACGAAATTCAAAAGAACGAAGATTTGACCGCTTTGTACGCTCTCCTCAAGGATCTTATCCTTTCCGCCTATGGTAAACGTGAAGGCGACCGGTTCGTCAAGAACAAAGAAGTTCGCGATGAATTTGGACAATCTCTTGCGTTTGGTCAATTGATCGAAGATCTTCATGAAAACGAAACATCTATGCTAACATTTGTTAAAGGAATTCTTTCATCTATTAAAGGATTGGACGAACTCGTTAATAAGCAAGCATTAGAACAAGGCTAATCGTTTCGCCGATGGGAATTACTCATCGGCTTTTTTTTAAATTGAGGTATGATCTATGAAACACGATTTCTTATATATCGAAGTTGACTCTTTGTCGCTTTTTGATGAAGAAAACCAAAGATTCATTGATAGACCTAAGCAAAAAGTAGAATTTCGATACACTCTAAAGAATTTAGATGAGTGGGAATCAAAACATAAGAAGAGATTTCTTGATAACAAGGATCTTACTGATGACGAACTTTTAGATTTTATTAAGATAATGTGTACTGATAAGAGCTTTGACTTTAACCGGTTAGATGTTGATCAGTATAACAGAATCATACAATATGTCTATAAGGATGTACCATCAGCAACGGTCTTACCTAAAAGTAAAAAGAAGTCTAAAGCTGGACAAAGACAGTCCGTGTTTACCTCAGAGATACTATATGCTCATATGGCTATTAATGGAATACCATTTGAATGGGAAAATAGAAATCTAAACAAGCTAATGTTATTGATTAATACTGTTAACTCATTACAAGCTCCGCCAGAGAAGATGTCTAAAACTGAAGCTATGGACGAGCAAAGATCTATCATCGAACAACGTAGAGCTGAAGAAGCTAGATTATATAAAGAGATGGAAGAGAAGGAGAAACAGAATGCAAATAACATCTAGTGGAGATTTCAATAATATTGAAGCTTGGTTGAAACGTACCGTTAAGAAACAGAATTCTGGTCCTGCAGAAGAGTTGGCTAAGATGTTAACGAATAGATTGTCGGAGACGACTCCCGTTGGTAGCGGAAAGACGGCTTCTTCTTGGGATTACACAATCAATCAAAATGGTAACAATATTGTTATAGAGATAACAAACTCCAACATAAACAAAGGAGTTTCAATCGCTCGAATAATTCACTATGGTCACGGAACAGGAACTGGTGGGTATGTTCCACCTAGACCATATATTACCCAAGCGATAAATGATGTATGGTCATCTCGCGTAGGTAAAATTTTAGAAGAAATGATTAAATAGGAGACGATATGGCAGGATATGTTGATGAAAAAATTGCCAAAGTCACCTTAGACAATAAAGGCTTTACTAAAAATGCACAAGACACAATGTCAGCATTAGATAAGCTAAAAGCGGCTTTCGCTAAGGTTAGCGGTAAAGGAGCTGCTGATAATGTTGCTAAGGACATGGCTAAAATGAATCAGGCGATTTCAAGTTCAACAGAAAAATCGAACGGCCTATTATCTCGTCTTAGAAATATCTTTAAACGAAATACTGATAATATGGACACTAGCGGGGCTGGAAGATCCATAGATCAAATGAATACTGATGTGGCTAGCAAAACTAGTAAGACCGGTAGTATTCTTGCTCGATTAAAGAGTATATTCAGAAAGACTGATGATGGTAACAGCTTTTCGAGAACCTCTGGAGAATTTGATAAACTAAATGCTAGAGCTAGTGGGATTAACTTAAATCCTTTGACTAGTGCATTCTCATATGCATCTGCATCAGTTCAGAATTCACTTTCTGTTATGGATATTGCTATGGGTAATGTCTTAGCAAACATGATGAACAAAGCGATCCAATTTGGGTCTCAATTCTTTAGAGGACCTATGGATGGTTTGACTGAGTATAAAGATAAGCTCGGATCAATTCAAACTATCATGACAAATACTGAATGGGAAATTCCAGACCAAACAATGCGTATGCGTAAGACTTCTAAAACATTGGAAGATCTTAACCAATATGCGGATAAGACGGTTTACTCATTCGCGGATATGACAAGAAATATTGGTACCTTTACTGCGGCTGGTGTAGGATTGGAAGATTCTGCCACTGCGATAAAAGGTATTTCAAACTTGGCTGCCGCTTCAGGATCAAACACCCAACAAGCATCAATGGCAATGTATCAGTTATCACAAGCACTAGCATCTGGTAGAGTAGGTCTTCAGGACTGGAACTCTGTAGTAAATGCTGGTATGGGTGGTAAACTGTTCCAAGATCGATTAACCGCTATGGCAGAGAAAATGGGCCAAGCTCGTGACACTACTAAATCTTTCCGTGACTCATTGAAAGATGGATGGTTAACTTCTGAAGTCTTAATTGCGACTTTGAAGGAAATGTCTATCGATGAACAAATGCTCAAGGCAGCCACGGAAGTTAAGTCGTTTGGACAATTAGTGGATACTGTTCAAGAAGCGATTGGTTCTGGATGGGCTCAATCTTGGGAATATTTGCTTGGTGGATTCGAAGAAGCCAAATCAATGTGGACCAATATTGGTAATATTGTTAACCCATTCCTACAAGACGACCAAGGAACATATTTCGACACTGTTCTAGAAATGGAACGTTCGCTCGGTAACTATCGAAATGCTATGTTGAAAACATGGAAAGACATGGGCGGCCAACAAGCATTATTTGATGGTATCACTAATGCAATTAAATTCGTTGTAAATTCCCTGTCTAGTTTGCGAGAAGGTTTCCGGGAAGTGATCGGTACCTATAAAGAGTCGGCAGCGGTATTGACACAACTAACATTTCAATTTAGAGATTTTACTAAATCTTTAGCAGAGAATGTTTATATTCAAGGTACTTTAAAATCTATCGGTAGAGCTTTTGGTACTGCATTTGAATTTGTAGGAACCGTTCTTGGAAAAGTAGCATCTGGTATTAGTTCTGTTTCTGGATCTGGGAATGGATTAATCCTAACATTTAAACAAATCGCTGATGGTATTACTCAATTCTTAAATGGGTTGTTACAATCAAACAACGTTATGACTGGATTTGTCAATATCGGTAAGACCATCGGAAACGTATTCGGTATACTTACATCTATATTCAAGATAGCTGTAACAATAATCGGACAGTTCTTCTCAGCATTTACTGGAGGAGACGGGTCCGGGTTTAAAGATTTTACTGGTACCCTTGCTGATATTACTGGTAAAATTAGAGAGTTTACTGAAAAGTTAGAACAATCAATTAAATCCGTCGGCTTATTCAAATCTATGGGTGCGATTATCAAAGGAGTCTTTGATCTTATTGGTAGTGCATTTTCTGCTATTACTGGGAAGTTCAAAGAATTCAAGATTCCAGAGTTCAATGCTGAAGGAGGATTCTTTGATAAACTCAAGACCTATGTATCTGATGGTGCTTCTGGAGTAATGAATGCTCTCGGAAATACATTCGGTAAGATAGGCGAGTTTCTAGGTAAAGTCTATGGCGAATTAAAAGGGTTTGTTAAAGGGATTGGAGAATTCCTTAAAGATATCCATGCTGCCGATTTAGCAACAGCTATTGTCAGCTTATTTGCTATTGACAAATACATCAAAGGGACAAGTCTAAAAGAAGGTCTTGTTGATAAGATTTTCGGTAATATAAAAGAAGTGCTTGGTAAATTTACCGATGATGCTAAGTCGTTTAAAGATAGTTTCATAGAAATCTTTGATGGATTTGGTAAATCATTGAATGCATTTACTAATATGGTAAATGTCACCTCGTTACTACTTATTGCTGCAGCAGTTGGTATCTTAACCCTCTCAATCAAAGAGCTATCCAAAATGGATATGCCATCTCTTTCTAGAGGACTTATTGGGGTTGGTGGAGCATTCTTGATTTTAATGTCGGGAATGAAGAAGATGTCCACAATTGCCGCAGGTATGCCTAAGGGCGGCGCTACTACAATGTTGGCTCTAGCTTTCTCTATGAAAATACTCGCTAGTGCCATGAAGAAGATAGCAGAACTAGATACCGAACAAGTAGGTAATGCTTTACTTGGATTATTCGGCGCTATGAAAATCATGGTTATGGGTATGAAAGGTATGGCTAGAGCTGGACAGGCTCAGACATCTATATTCCAAATGATTGGAATGGCTATAGCTTTGAGAATACTAGCCTCAGCAATGAATGCGTTGAAAGATTTCTCATGGGAAGAAATGATAAGATCCGCATTGGCTGTTGGTGGACTAATGATGGCTATGTCAATGTCCATGAAGTTGATGAAGGGAGTTAAAGTCCCTATCTCAACAATATTCTCAATGATAACTATGGCGTTGATGATGAAAGTCTTAGTTTCGGCTATGGCGGACGTCACTCGACTCGATCCGGCAAGATTAGTAGATGGATTTACTGGTGTTATCGGATTGATGGGTGCTTTGGTCTTAGCTTCTAGAATGATGAGTGGCGTTAAGATCAAAATGAGTGCAATGTTCGGAATGATTGCTTTCGTAATAGCGATAAAAGGATTGGTATCATCAGTTAAAGATATTGCTGAAATTAATCCGGAAAGAGCTATACCGGCTATGACTGGTGTAGGCGCTTTACTAGCAGTTCTCGCTGGAGCAACTAGAGTATTGTCTGGTGTTAAAGTTAATATGACTGCTATTTTTAGTCTTATTGCATTTTCTGGTTCTGTATTTATATTAACACAGTCTATATTACCACTAGCTAAATTACCTCTAGATAGTCTGGGAATTGCTATGACGGCAGTAGCCGCTATGATCGCGGGGTTAATTGCTGCATCATATGCTTTACAAGGCGCTAAACCAAGCATTACAGCAGTGTTCTCTATGATCACATTCTCTGGCGGTATTTTCTTAATGACACTAGCTATTAAGAAGATTGCTGATATGGATCCTATGGGTCTAGTACAAGGTTTTGCTGGAATTACTGCTCTATTAGGTATTCTTATCGGTGCATCACATATGTTGAAGAGAGTTAAGTTAAATCCTACAGCACTAATAACATTAGTAGCATTAGTCACTACGTTATTTGTGGTGATGCAGGGACTCCAACAACTAGCTAACCTTAAACCTGCTAATTTATTAGCCGCTACCGCTGCTGTTGCGGGAGTATTACTCTCTGTTGCTGCCGCTTCGGCTATTATATCTAAGACGTCGGGTACGGTGCAACAAGCAGTAGCTACTGCTGGTATCCTAGGATCGTTTGCGAGTCTGTTACGGGCAATAGGTGAAACTCTTGAAAAAGTAGCAGCTCTTAGCTGGCAAGGTGTACTTTTGGCAATGGGATCTATAGTAGCCGTTATGGCGATGTTGATTATAGTATTAAAGAAAACTTCCAATATCGATGGTGATGTTGGTGAGTTGGTAGCATTGTCTGCGGTTCTTTATGCTGCCGGAGAGTCATTATCCAAAGTAGCAGCACAACCTTGGCAAGGTATCCTTGCTGCAACAGTTGCTATGGTTGCGGTTATGGCCTCATTAGGCATAGCAATGAAAGCTATTTCTGCCCTACCTGCTTCAGCTGCTGGTAAACTAGCACTTCTAGCTGCATCATTAGTATTATTAGCAGTTCCAATTTATATGTTATCGACACTTAACCTCGTCGCTGTAGGGGTCGGATTACTTGCGCTTGCTGGTAACTTAGCTATATTACTAGGAGCCGCTGCTTTGGCAGGACCGCTATCGGGTGGTTTAGCTGCCTTATCTGGAGCTCTTCTAAGCTTTGGGGTATCTAGTGTTCTAGCCGCTTCGTCCATTCTTATTGCTGGTCTAGGTTTCCTAGCATTCGCAACAGCATTAGCAACATTAGCAAAAGTAGCGCCTGGAGCGTTCAAAGGAATTGTCGAAGGTCTTGACGTGGCTATGCAAACGTTAGCTGCTAGAGGCCCATCCATGGTTGTTGCTGGTGTTCAGATAGTTCGAAACTTCTTACACGGTCTTGCTGAACTATTACCAGATATAGTCAAAGCAGGAGTTGAGTTAATTACCAATTTCTTAAATGGTATGGCGGAGGCTATGCCACAACTATTCTCAGCAGCTGTTCGGTTGTTAACTGAATTTGCAAAATCTGTTATGGAAAATGCGGATATCTTGGTACAGACAGGTATTGAGATTGCTATTAAATTAACAGAGTCCATTGCGAACTCATTAACCAAGACCAAAGACAAATTAGTTCCGGCATTAGAAAAGCTGTTCAAGATTATCCTTGATATCTGCTTGGCTCTTCTTGAGAAATTAATCGGACCTTTGCTTGAGGGTATTGTGAAAGTCTTACAACCAGTTGTGGACTTTATCATAAATATCCTTAAAGGCCTATCTGATATTCTTGCTCCTATTTTGGAACCTATCGCCGCAACTCTTATTGCGTTGTTCGAAGGTCTAGCTAGCATAATCAGATCTGTAGCTGATGTGCTTGTCCAGTTATTCCAGTCTATAACCTCAATAGTTCAATCTATTGCTGATGTTATTATCCAAATCGTACAGACTATAGAGTCCGTATTTACCACAATTGGTAATACAATCCAATCATTCTTTAATACATTACAAACATTATTCATGTCTATTGCGTCTATTGTACAATCTGTTATAGATGGTATTGTCGGCGCAATTAATGGATTTGCGAATGTTATTAGAGGTATTGGCGATGCCATTTCATCTATATTCCAAGGAATTGGACAAGCAATACAGTCAGTACTCCAAGGTATCGGTTCTATTATCGAGTCAGTTGGTAGCGCTATTAAATCTGTATTCGAAGGTGTCGGTAACGCTGCCAAGGCATTTGGAGAAGGTGTTAAAGCCGCTCTACAAGGAGTTGCTGAAGTATTCCGTGGAATTGGTGATGGCATTAAGTCTGCATTTGAAGGTGTGGCATCTATAATTGATGCTGTCGGTAATGCTGCCAAGAATGCCGGACAAGGATTCAAATTGTTTGCACAAGGCGTATCCATTATCGCTAAAGATGGTATTGCTGGTGCGGCTGGTATTACAGCTGTTGCTGCTGCCGTAACGGGTTTGGGTTCTGCATCATATGCAGGTAACCTTGTAGGATTTACTAAAGACTTAGGATCTCTTAAAGGAGTTATCGCAGGTCTTGCTGGTTCTGCCGGCGGTATCATGGCGATGTCTACTGGATTTATAATGATGAATGCTGCGTTAGCGGGTCTTGCTGGAACTGTTCCTACAGTATCCTCAGCATTCCAGAACCTACAAACACCAATCACCACACTTGCTCCGGCTATCCCATCATTAGCAGCCGCATTTTCTATGTTAGCTCCATCTATCATGATGTCTGCATCTGGAATTATGCCGGTTGTTGCTGGATTTACTCAACTAGGAGCGATTATTCCAAGCCTTGCAGCAGCACTACAAACCGTACCTGCGGCGTTCCAACAAGCAGCACAAGGAGCTATGATGTTTGGACAATCTCTGGGACAAGGCATTATGGCTTCTGCTCCTATGGTGATTATGGCCGTCCAACAGTTAGCTACACAAGCAGTTATGTCTGCTCAAATGGCGTTTCAACAAGGACAACAGATCGGTGTTCAGTTTGGACAACAAATTGCCACAGGATTGATGTCTCAGTCTGGAGCCATTACATCTGCTGCTCAGTCAAGCGCAAACATGTCCATAAATTCTGTAAGAGGCACGTTCTCTCAAGGCGGAGCCATTGGACAACAATTTGGATCAAGCATTGCTAGCGGTATTTCTGGAAGCTCTGGTTCTATTACGGGATCATCTTCTAGTGTGGCAAACAGTTCTGTAAACTCTATCCGTGGAGTTTTCAATCAAGGTACTTCTCTTGGTTCTCACTTCGGGGGATCCGTAGCTAGTGGTATTTCGTCGCAATCAGGATCTGCCCATGGAGCAGGTTCTAGTTTAGCACATTCAGCATACAATGGTGCGTCATCTGTATCATTGAGTTCTGCCGGTAGCTATGCTGGTTATGGATTTGCGAATGGTTTGGCAGCATCTGCTGGATCTATTTACGCTACTGCTTCTGCAATTGCGTCCAATGTCGCAGCAACAATCAGAAGAGCATTGGATATCCACTCACCATCTCGGGTTACTAAAGCTCTTGGTAAATTCACGGGACAAGGTTTCGAGATTGGTTTGAAAGATACTGGATCTGCAATCTTCAGAACTGCTAAAGGTTTGGCCAATCAAGCCATTGAAGCTCTGAATGTCGACGATAGTCTATCGGGACTCCTTATGGACAACATTGACATGACTATTCAACCAACAGTCAAACCAGTATTCGATGGATCTCTTCTGAAAGACATGAACAATCTTTCTGGTAAGATGAACGGTAACTTGACCTTGCCATCAAGCTACACTGATAGGTTCAATCAAAATGGCAACACAACGATTACTAATTCTGATACATATACAGTTAATGTTAATGTGGAGAACAGAGGTAATCAACCAATTAATCCTAAAGAACTTGCCCGTCAGGTTCAGGATGAATTGAAGAATATGCGTGACGCAGCTTTGCGTTCTAGAGGGGAGGAAATCGCTTGGTAAGTTTAAAGCCAGGTGAATTTCTTATTAATAAAGTAAATTCATCTACTGAAAAGATACTTATCCAAGATCGTCCCGATATCGAAGCGCCCAAACGTCGGCAGGTTCATAAAGAGCCTGCTGGCTATGATGGGTTCTTGATTTATGATGATGGAGGATATGAAGCTACTGAAGTAGAACTTACTCTTCTTTATCATGGAGGAAGAGTAGATGATCCTGCAGCTATTTCCACAGCTCGAAATCGGATCTATAAATTCTTCAAGTTTGGTCAATACGAGTTTAAGATGACTCCTTATTTTGACCCCGAAAAGGTATATTTGTGTATACTTACGGAAGCTCCAACGTTTGAAAACAAATGGTATTATAATGGTGCCATGGTATTCAAACTCAAGATAAAAGTACAACCATATAAGTATTATGTGGATACTATTGACTCTTGGTGGAATATTCCTAAAGCAGGTTGGATGCGAAACCCTAGAATGTCCGATGCCAAACCATTATTCCGTATAATTGGTAATGGCGATTTGGATATGACTGTTGGGTATAAGAAGATGATATTCACAGGTGTAGAAGGAAACATCTATATTGACTGTGAGAAATACTTCGTATATCGTAACAACAATGGAGTTATCACAAACGCAAATCATAAATGTAAATCAAAGGACTTTTGGTACATGCCCTCAGAACAATCGGTACAAATCAATTGGAACGGCGCAATTAGTACTGTCGAAATGATTCCTAGATGGAGGGATCTGCTATGAGACCTATACTTTATGAACAATATGAACGAGACTTTGAGTCGAATGGTATTGGTGTATTGTGGGACGCTCTTGAGTGTGAGGTTCATGAAGTCCGTAATGCCGAATTCGAGTTAGAACTCACATATCCATACAGCGGTCAGTGGTTTAATGAAATCAAAGAGAACCGTTATATTCTAGCAAAGCCTAATGATACTGATTTGCCTCATGCATTTCGTATTTATGAGGTAGAAAAGAATACCAAAGACCAGACAATAAAAGCTAAATGCGTGACAATAACGGATGACCTAAATGGTATGCTGGTAAAAGCGGCTAAAGGTAAAGGTACTCCGGCTACAGCATTTGCGCTGGCTAAACAAAATGTTGTTGGTGGTCCAGAAGCAGTTCCTTATGAGTTTTATACAGACATAACCGATAACCTAAAGGACTTCGAATTTCTTCTTCGGAATATGCAAAGCGTGTTATCTGGAGAAGAAGGTTCGCTTATCGACTTATGGCGAGGCGAGATAAAACGGACAAACAACTATATTCATTTCCTTAGAAATCGTGGTAAACAAAATGTTACTACTATTCGTTTAGGAAAGAATATGGAGAACTTTAAGACCCAGGTATCATTCAAAGGTAAATTCACTGCTATATTACCTTATGCTAAGTACACTAAACGTACAGGTAATGGAAACGATCAGCAAGAGATTTACGTGTTTGGCGACGTCGTTAAATCGATGTACTACAACTCATATTCTCAGAAAAACTTGAGACCTGTAGATTTCTCAAGCGATTTTCAAAATACTGGTCAAGGTAACGGAGATCATGAGATCACAAAAGCTCAGGTCGACAATGCCGCTAAAAACTATTTCACATCTAGAAACCCTGGCTGTGATATTCCTAGCATACAGATGACTGTTGAGATGGCCGCTCTTAGAGATAGTAATCTATTTGACGAATATACTATTAATCGTTTAGAGACTATTGGACTTTGCGATACTGTTGATGTGTGGGTATCCAAATGGAACCTATCCACAACACTTAAAGTCCGTGAGCTAACTTATGACGTTCTAAAAGAACAGATTAAGACAATGGTTATCTCTGATAATGGTAAAGGCTCTACTAGTTATGGCTCTTCTTTAACTTCAACAGTTAATTCTAAAGTCGAAGGAGCAGTCAATAACATCTTCTATAATAGTGGAGGTCTTTGGTCTAAGATTGTTAACCTTACAGCAGATGGACATAACATTATCAACTATCAAACAACCCAACCAACTTCTGCTAGAACCGGCGATCTTTGGTATAAAGACATGGGTAATGGTAAGGTTCAGCTAAACATTTGGGATGGATCAAAATGGAAGCGAGTTGTTGACTCTGATTTCGAAGATGATGTCAACAGAACGGTAGCAACTCATTTTGCAGAAGTTGAACAGAAGATTAAAGACGCTGAGGAAGACTCTAAGGAACGAACACTACAGGCATTAAGTAAAGCTGAGAGTGCGTTACTGCAACTTAGAGACCTCCCACAAACCGGAGAATTCAACAAGATCAAAGACCAAATTGGTATTTATGAGCGGGTTATTGGTAAAAACGAATCTGAGGTTAAAAAGAATGTTACAGGAATGGTTATGACTCCTGAAATATTCCAGACTGAGGTATTTGCTAGAGGTGTTTTGGGATCGGTTCTAAACCCACCGCCTAAAGTGATTAACCATATTCTATCAACTGATGATTTTGCTGATATGACTTCTGGGATTCTTGTCGATAGAAGAAAAATCAATACGAATTTGACTTATATTGCAAATCCTTATGTTGTTAAACGACCGAATGGAGTTAATTCCGAACTGTTATTTTACACAATACCTGTTCGAACTATAACTCCTAGCGCCGAAACGACCGAACCAAATAACCAACCATATTGGTATATTTCATTACCACTGGACAACTATGAGATAAAAGTTGGTGAAAGATGGACACTTTCGTTTGAATGGAGAGTAAATCCTTTAGGTAATGGTTATTTCTCTGCGGCAGAGTCTCAACAATTTCATTATGGTTTTTATGACTTCGATAAAAAACGTTGGGAAATTGGTCCTTGGACTGTTGATGTAAGTGCCACAGGAAGACAAGCTGCGGGTCCTAATTATCGTAAAGTGTCTCAAAATATGGCGTATACTCAACTTAGAAGTCTTGGGAAGAACGTTCGATTTGCGATAGTATATACACATTCATCTTCATTATATTTCCGTAATATAATGTGGAATAAAGGTGAAGAAGCACCATACAGTCCTATTACTTCTATCTCTACTAGGGTTACTCAACTCGCAGGATCTTGGGCTGTTAAAAACCTTAACAGTAACAATGACGTTGTATCTGAGATAAATGCTACAGGTACGGATGTTCGTATCAAAGGTTCGTCTATTTGGCTTGATGGTAACACTAAAATTGAGAATGCTGTGATCAAGGATGCTCATATAGCGAATATCAATGCTGGTAAGGTTACTACAGGCACTCTTGACGCTAATAGAGTTAATGTTATAAACTTAAATGCTAGTAACATTGTGACTGGTACAATGAGTGCAAACTATATTCGAGGTGGAATTCTGGCATCTCAGAGTGGAAGTTTGACATTTGACTTGAATAGGAATTATCTGAGATTCAACGCAGCGGCAAATATAGAATTTACTACTGCAAACAACTCGTTATTCCGTAGAAAAGGTGACGGTACTGGTTTTCTCCATTTTAGTGATGATACTTATGGGGGAGTATTCGTAGGTCTCGGTGTTACTTCACATAATATCGGGACGATATCTCAAGACACTGGTTACTTCTCCGGTATACGTATATTCCGTGCAAATGATAACGTCGACCAAACGGAGATCTTTGGTGATAAAATATTACTTGGTCATGCATTCTCTGGCGGTCGAGATGGTATATACCATTTTGTATTCGAACCGACTAAACTTTCCAAGGGTATTAGCATGATACGATTATGTAACTCTGTGGAATCTCTATGGAGATGTTGGGAACATTTAAACAATGTAGGATGGAATGTAGGTAGTAATGACTTTTCAAACGCTGTTTGGAATGAAAGAAGAAATCACAAATATATTGGTACATAGAAAGGAGACATAATATGTCTGTAGATATTAATGTATGGTTGGCATGGATGTTTGCACGTGAAAATCGTGTAACATATTCTATGACATACCGAAACGGGCCTGGCTCATTCGACTGTAGTTCTAGCATGTATTTTGCTGGTGTCGAAGCTGGGATGCCTAAATTATCTTGGCCATGTTCAACGGAGTCAATGCATGACTGGTTGTTGAATAATGGTTGGACACTCATTGGTGAAAACCAAGAGACTGCTACTCAACGAGGAGACATCTTTATCTGGGGACAGAAGGGATACTCTGCTGGGGCCGGAGGACATACTGGTATGTTTGTGGACAGTGAAAACATTATTCACTGTAACTACGGGTATAACACCATTTGTCAGAACAATCACGATTGGCTTTGGGAAATCAATGGAGGTCCTTATGTATACTACTACAGATACACCGGTGGACAACCTCAGGCGGCTCTTCCACCCGCCGTAGTACAATCTGCTCAGAACACATTTGAACGTGAATTAGACGCTCGTCAGCCACTATCAAAATCAGAACAACCTTACTATGAAGCGACAGTCACAGAGGACTATTGGGTTGAAGCTGCACCATATGGAGGTGCTCCTGAGAAAGAACTATTCAAGGCCGGCTCTCGAGTTCGTGTCTATGAAAAGGTGAATGGCTATTCTCGTATTGGATCTCCTCAATCAGACCAATGGATGGACGATAATTATCTAGATGATGCTACTGATATGTCCGGGCATCTTTAGGAGGACTAAATGAAAATATATGATAATGGTGAACTTATTCATGTTGATAGTTCCAAAGATATTATAGAACACTTTGGGATCAAAGGTATGAAGTGGGGGGCAGAGGCGTGCTCTTAAGAAAGAGTTAAAGACATTAGTCAAAGAGAGATTCGAGAAGCTAGTAAAAATGGTAGAGACTTTGCTGAAGCCACTAAAGGTTCTATCCTTGAAGAAAAGATGGAACGTCTTGTCGATATTGCAAACAAGCGTGCCGCTAAAACAAAAATCAAATACTAGGAGTATATACTTATGAAACTAATTGATGAAAACGGACAACTTATCCACTCTTCTAACGCTGACGACATTATCCAACACTATGGTAAGAAAGGAATGAAATGGGGAGTTAAGAAGGCTATTGATTATGCTAAAGCTTATGGTAGGGCGGCATATAACAATGCTCGTCACCCAATACATTCTACTCGTGCAAGTATGGAAGCTCTTGTGAAATCACCGGTGGGATCCAACCTTGCTACTAAGCGTTCTTTGGATTACCGTAACAAACATGTATCTGAATTGATCAAAGCGAAAGCAGCTATGAAAGACTCTAAGCGTAAATACAAGAAAGAGCGTAAGGCTATCGATGAAAAGTACTCTAGACGTGAGGACAAGATTGGAAACATGAAGGGAAGTAATTCTAAGATTGCACGTTTGGAAAATGAAAATGCTGCTGCGCATTTGAAAGAACGTGGACGTCTTGATGCTAACTACAAGAAGAATAGTCCTAAGAACAGATACGCTAACGTTAAGAAGAACGGTCGTACGAAATACTAGGAGGTACTAATGGTATTATTGTATGATAATGATACCTTAGTTCACGTAGACTCCTCGGAAGATATTATCCAACATTATGGTAAGAAAGGTATGAAGTGGGGAGTACTAACCTCTGCTCGAAACCTGAAAACTCGTTGGAAAAATCTTCCTGAGAGTCGACGTAAACAAATTAAACTAGCCGCACAGGTAGCCGGATATACTGTAGGTATTGTCGGATACCATTATGCTAAAGGCAAGGCAAATCCTTATATTAGGAGCGCTATTGTCCGAGCTATTACATAAGGAGGTCTGAATGCCAGACATTTATGATATGGACGAAAACCAACGTATTGAGCGATCCGTAAATGGGTTGCTCGGGCGTTTGTCCACATTAATTTGGGAGAACGAATCCCTAAAAACAGAAGGAGCTTATTATAAGCAAAAATATATTGAGGCTATGGAAGAACTGTCTCAATTAAAAGAAAAAGGAGATAAATAATGGTTGTAAGTGCAAAAAATGTTATTCTAAATACAACTTTGGATATGCGTGCAGGGATGGATACTATTAAAGTACATGTTCCGGAAAAGTATTTAAAGAATGATCATAATACTTTATATGCAAATGTTAAAACCGCTTTAAATGACCAACAAATATGGTCTAAAGAAATTAAAAATGCCACTAATCCTATCGAAATTACCTTAGCCAAGCCAGTTGTAGCGGGTTATACAGGGGATGTATATTTAACATTGAGCACGCTTGAAGGTTTTAAATTCTTCTTTACTATAAAGAATGAAAAATCTAGTGCTTCAAAGCCATATAATTCTAAATCATTTTACCCATCAGATACATTATTTATCAATAAGATTCCTAATGTGGAACTTAGTGAAATTGATGTTGACGAAATTTCAGGTAACGATAAAACAAGTGCTAAAGCAGTTATTAATAAAGAAGAAATTGAAAAAACTCTTCTTGCAGGTCCGGATGGTAAATTCCAAAATATCCAAAACTTTGTTGAAGGTTATTATAACAATGACGAACGTTATGCTGGAACTTTTGATACAGGGATGGAAAATCTTGTATGGTGGGGGATTCTTAACCCTGAACCTGATGGTATGTGGCAACGATGGCTGGGTAAAGCGACCATGACTGGCAGTGTATGTACATATAAAGATGATCCTACACATAAAAATGTAAAGCTATCAGATATGTTTACATACTGGCTTACCCAAAATGAAAATTGGTCAGAAATGGAAGAAAACATTCTAGGTCGTGTTATTCGTGAACATGATGAGATGAAGAAGTCTGGAAGTACTGGCGGCGGTTTAGGCGAAGATAGTGTTAAATCTATTGTGGATACTAAACTCGAAGAGTATAAAAAGACTGTTCCTACTCCTACGCCATCATTATCACGAGAAGATATCACGCTTTTAGTATCCCAGAAACTTAACGATATTGACTATTACGCAAAAGTTATGGAACAACTTTCTGACGTGTCTTTATCTGGTTTTGTAAATCATTGGGTTAAGGAAGCATCTACTGGTACACGAGAAGGCGAAGGTAAGGGATCTGTATTTGCCGTATTCTCAGAAATGGCACTTCAAAACGAGCATCCTGCCAATGCTTTCGCTAAAATGCATAATGACATTAAAGAACTTAAACGTGTTGTTAAACAATTAGCTACAGCTGCAAGTATTGAAAATACAATTACTCTTGACGAAGAATAATCCACATCGCAGGACCTACACGGGTCCTG